CCTTAACTAATGAATAACGTGCTATCTCTTTCTTCCCAACACGCACCGTTTGCGTCACGATGGTGTGTCCATCTTTCCTAAGTTCTTCAATGCGTGCCGCCAGCCGTAGCACGCCGTACAGTCTTAGGCTATCAAGGGCTGTAATGCCATCACCTTGCTGCAAGTGATCTAGGATCATGGCTGATTGCCCCTTGCCGCTGGCTGGCTTCAACCCTTTTTTATTTGCTGATCGCAATCCTCCTTCGCCCTTTTCACGCCCTTAGTCCATACCTCGAATAGCACTGGCTTCTCAGCCTCAATCATGCCAAGCACAAAGTCATTAGCGCCTTCTAGTGCTGTGATCTTTGCCAGCTTCTCGGCAGCGTTTAGCTTCCCGCTTGCCATGATGCTTGTGACCATATCCAAGTAGCCGTTGACAAACTCATCATCGTTGGCGTGGTAGGCATAGGCTTCAGTCTTTCCCGGCACCATGAAAGCAACGCCTGTGGTGGGCTTTGGTGGTGGTGCAGGTACTTCGATGGGTGCGACTGCTTGCGGAACAATCAGAGGCTCTTTACGCGCTTCCGGGATGGTTTCAACTTCAGTCTCATCAAGCATTCCGAGTCCACAATGTGCAAGAACCGACCTGCGTATTGCTTTCGTAGTCGCCTTAAGGATGGCATTAGCCAATTTCTCGCCGACAAGGGTTGAGACATCGACTGCGCCTTGATTTTCTGAAACTCTACCGTCAGCGCCCGTGCATCGGACGGAGACAATGTAAATTCCATCCACACGTTCCCGATGCGTAATCTGAGTGGAAAGTTTGTGGAGCGCACAAAGTTGTTGAGTAGCTCCTGCGTTCGCGTAAAGGATTTGTTTACCATTGAGTGTTAGCAAGTCAAAGGGTTTAGCGGCTGGATCGAGACCGACTTGGCGGCAGCGGTACAAGTAATACTCTTTTTTCTGATCCTCGTTCAGTCCAGACAAGTCACCACGCAACACAATGGATGATTGGATAGCAGGGTCAAGTACGGCAATTGCCGACTCCCCCGCCATGTTGACTACGTTACTCATGGTTAATCCTTTCTTCCATCATGGCATCTGCTACCTCGTATGCCCTTCTGACAAACTCAGAAACGGGTGCGTGTGTGTCAGAGGCTAACAAACCCTGCATAGCTTTAGCTGCAAAGTAATCGCGCAAGTCCATACCATCACTTCCTGCGCCTGTGTATGGAAATGCTTTAAAATTATCTTCACTCATGATTTCCTTCCTCCATATCTAATTTGGCTCTTGCATAACCAGCAGTAAAACAAGCCTTGATCAACAATCCGTAGAACGAATTTGGATGAATATCGCCTTCATCCCACCATAGGTATCTGCACCATACTTTGCAGCCTTCTATGTGCATACGATCATAGTTCTTGTACTTCATAAAATGGTTATGGATCGTAGGCCATATATTTCTTGAATGACCGTAGTGCCATGATGAATCTAAGTCATCATATTTTTTCTTCCGCATAGCCGCCTCACTTCAAAAGGAAACGGCGTGAGCCGGGTTGTTCAACGACAAATTTGTCATACATCTCTGGCATGGCATTACGGAACAAGTCTTTGGAAAAAGACTTAGTCGATTTGCTGGCCTTCCAAGTAGCTAGGATTCGACCGTCATAGGTAGCTAGTTGACTGGCTTCCATCATGTAGCCTTGCACTTTGGCAGCTAGGGCATCTTCCTGCGCTTCTAATACTTTGCGCTGTTCTTTGACGATCTTCAGCATCTCGCACACGTTTTCCAATTCCTGATTGGCTAACAGGCTGTTGCCATTGTCTTCCTTGTAGACAATCTTGGCAGCATCACCCATTGTTTCAGGATCAAAGTTCCTAGCCTTGATGCGCCCCCAAAACTGTGCCATCTCTCTTGCGTGTAAATCCCATTGTTCCTCTGAGAAATGCTGCGGGTAGTGGCAGATTTCCTGACCGCCAAAGCAGACCACTAGGACTACGTTAGGGATACGGTGGACTAAGGATTCATGCAGGCATTGAACACGGTAGCCTGTATCAACGTCAGTTGTACCATCGTCGCCATACTTCTTACGCTGGTGGATACCTAGATTCTTGACCTCATAGAGTGTCTGCCCATCCTCTGAAATGTAATCAAAGTGTGAGGCAAGAAAGCTATGTTGCGGATGATACAAAGCGTAGTCAGCATCTTTAAAATTGATGCGTTGTCTGCGTGCAAACTCTTTCATGATGGGTTCCTGCATTACTAAACCCATTTGCACAGCTTCTACGTTGGATAAGTCATCTAACGGTTTAACGCCGATCTTCTCAGCGTAAACCTCACCGCTTCTGCCTTCAACGAAACGGCGTGCATCGTTAGACCACAATGCGTTATTACGCACTTCGGGTGAAAAGTCACTCATGTTTAACCCCAGTTAGTTTTCGTCCTGATCCCACAATAAGACTGATAGCAACAGGACAATAATTGCTACTAGCCCACCAGCACCCACTAAAGCAGCGCCAATAAAAGTTATTACTTGAAAGGTGTTCAAGGCGCACCTCTTTCCCTAATCCTCAGTGCTGCCACCCTGTAATAGTTTGACAACTTGTCCTCTGCCGCCATCTCGTCGAGTAACTCGGCACATTCCTCTCGCTCTAAGGCTGCAATTAGGTTGGCAAAGCGTTCTAGTTTATCTGCCCACACTGAACCGTAATGCTGATCGTCAAGACAGTCTGTTTCTCGCGCCATCCTCATGATGTCATCTCTCGTCATAGTTTCCTCTGGCAAGTAAACGCCTGAATGTCCACCCTGAAGGCCGCAGCAAACCTGCAATCAGCGGCTATGCGGCTCTCAGTTTGAACAGCGCCAATGTAGTAGCTAATGATCAGTAGGACGATGGTAAACACCGACCTAGCCCACCAGCGATGAATAGCCTCGACGCCTTGTTTCAGCACCTTGGCGATCAAAGCACGCTCAGAAGGGGCTATCACGCATGGCCTCTTCAAACTCAAGCCTCGCCTTCTCTCTGGCAATCTGGTTCTCAGAATGGAGAACAAAGAAACGTGCATCTGGGCCGCAGTCAGCAGTCCTAAATGATGATCGTTGAGCAAAGCAATACGGGAATTCCTCTTTGCCAGTCACCATGCTGATGCCAGTAAATCTTGGATTGATGCAACGGTCTTTCTGACCGTGTTCATTGCCATAGAAGAAGCAATCAACACATAGTTTGATGTCTTTAATGTAAGTCATGGATAAGCCCCTAGATGGATGGATAACGGATTAGGCGTCAAGTTCTACCAATTGGAAACGGCGTTCACGAAGGCGTAAAACGGAAGCAGACAGGTGATGAACAGACGCTTTAGCACGGTCTAAAGCAGCTTGAGCAGCAGCTTCTTGCTTGCGAATACGGTCTATGAGGTCTGTGTCTTGACGAGGATCGAATTGATCCTGATGGGTGTAAATCATGTGAACCTCCCTGATTAGGAAACGGATAATGTGCATCAGCACACGCGCACAATAGTTCACAGAATACACAAAGTCAACAACTATTTTGAGAGAACTATTTTGTTGTCAAAGTGCCTGTGGATAAGTCTGTGGATAACCTGTGGATAACTTTTGTGTTTCTTTTTGGCAAGTGGAACACCTATATGTAATATATCTATACGTTTACTACAGTCTAAGTAAACGTATAGCTATACGGTTACTACATATATACGGTTACTATAGCTATACGGTAACTATAGCTATAGGGTAAACCGTCATATGGGTATACGAGGGTCTATCGTTCTAACATCTATCTCTCAAAACATATAGGAAAAGGCGTTTACTAAGACTATACGGTTTCTATGATCTACGGTTTCTTCAACTATAGAAAACGTATAGCTATAGGAGCGTGATCCCGCGAACACAGTAGGGTCATTTCCGATTTTTTTTGAAGATTCAAATGTCAAAGGAGTGAACCTGCATTTGTTGCCAAACAAGCTAGGGTTGAGTTTTGCATAGCGGGTTTTTGAAAAGCGGATTGGCTGGCACCGGCAACAATGCGGTTTAAAAGGGTTTTAAAGGGGATACAAGGCCACAAAAAGAAAAAGCCTGTACAGAGTACAGGCCAAGGGGAAAACGTCTTAGAAGGGCTTATTTACAATTCATTGAAAAGGGTACCATGACGATGTCACGATGCCCCGCAAGGGTTAGCCTTGTGATCAGTTTGATGCAGCGCCAACGGGGGCGCAGCTTTTGGCCCAACGGCGTGCTATAGGCTATCGGAGTTTTGTATTCCCGAATCTGATAAAAAATCTTTTTCATGGTAGCCCCTTAAAATGACAGTAGAACGAAAAGAAAAGCCCATAAGTACAGAAAAGCAATAATTCCTAGAATGAACTCGAAAATAGTTTGTTTCATAGCGTT